TTTCTGGTTAATTTTGGTAAATCAATACCGTGTTCAAAATGCGTAAAAGCCATAATGTATATTCTCGTGTGTGTTTATCCGATGTCGACTGTTCTGGAATCTCCTAAAAACTTTTCTCTAAAGGCATCAGCATCAATAGCGTTTTCAAACATGAATGTATATTCGCCATTATCGTAAGCACCAGCATTAAAAGCATGTGTAACTGATTTTTCGTTTACGTTATCAGTAATCCAACTAAAGTGTTCTTCGTTGGCACTACGCACTTTTACTCTAAAGACTTGTTTAGTAAGCCATTTTAGTCTATATTCGTCTATAGTTTGTTGTGTCATAATATTTTTCCAATGGAGTGCATGGGGCCGAAGCCCCATGTTTATGTTCTCTCCTTATTTATTAAGCAGCTGCAAATTGTGTTTTACCATAACTTACGGCAGTCTGTATTTCCCTTTTCATTGCGTTTTCTTTTGCAATAATGTAATCTTTAACGAGTCCGCTTCGTACAATATCTTCAACGCCGAACTTAACGACGCTAAATACAGGTATACGATTTAAAACTCTCACGAACTCTGCAAGACCTGATATATCATTCCTATGTCTGTTCGTAGCTAAATCATCTTGCGCGGTGTCTCCGCAGAAAAAGATTTTACTTGTTTCCCCAACTCTAGTAATAATACTATCTAGCTCGTGATACGTCATTGATTGACATTCATCAACAATAATTATCGAATTGTCGAATGTCAAGCCCCTCACAAAAGATGAAGTCATAAACTTTACTTGGTTTTTCTGTTTTAAGATTTCCCAAGCGTCACCTCGTCCAAATAAATCATTTACTATATCGGCATAAGGTGTAGCATATACTGCTTCCTTTTGAGATTGTGTTCCAGGCATGAAACCTTGCTCTCTTGTTTGAACTGCTGACCGGACGATTACGACTTGATCGTACTCATCACGATTTAAAACATCTTTTAGCGCTAAATATAATGCGCACATTGTTTTACCAGTTCCTGCCGTACCAACTGCAGCGACATTATAACCTTGATTATAATCATCAAACATATCTGCTTGAGTGTCTGTAATTGGTTGAATGGGTCTCATACTAAATTTAGAATCCATAGTACCACTCTTGATTTCTCTAGCGAGTCTTTTTCTTTCTTTTTGCGAAACACGACGTGCTTTTGACATATAGGATCTCCTTGAATGCAGGCAAGAGCGACTATTTCCAGTCGTTAACCTTATTTCCAGTGTAACTTTTGTTTTGTTTTATAGACGAAAGTACATCACGAAATCCTTGGTCAGGTTTCATACGACCAAGTCGTGCGCTATCAATCACAGGACGCACGCTAGAAATTCTTTGTTCGATATCGGGGTTTTCTTTGAGGTAGGTTTCACGTTCAGAAATTTTCATAAATTTCTCGAAGGTTTCACCAGTTTTTATATTTTGAAATTCGTATGTTGGCATTAATTAATCTATCCAATCTTTCATAAGTTTATTTATTATCAGCTGGTTACCATTTCGTAAATTTCTTTCCAATTTTTTACTTTTGGAATGGAATCGTTTTTGTAATCAGAGTTAAATAAATGTTCAATAAGAACTGAACGTAGTCCTAAATTAAGACCGCATTCTGCGTTTAGTGGTTTATCTTCGACCCAAATGCAGCCACTATCTTTGTAAGGTAGTAAACCATCATCTTTATCGGCTCCACAGTCTAGGCAAACTATTTTTTCAAAAACAGCTGGCCCAAAGAGTTTTTCTAGATTTTGCTGTCTTAGTTTACCGGCGTAGTAATCAGTACTGAGGCTAGTAATACAATGAAAAATAAAGCCTTCATCATGTAACCTTTTAACATATTTAATTGCATCTCTTAGTCCTGGTAAAAATCCAATTCTAGCTGATTCGTTGAATTGTCTTACCAATCTTCTACTTTCTTCTTTGGATAATCCAAAGGTTTCTGCTACATCGTAAACGCCTTCGCGTTCAACTTCGTAACCATTTTCTGACATCCATTTATAGAATGCATATTTCCAATCTAGTAGTACACCATCGCAATCTACTAGTATTAATTTATCTGTTCTGTGATCCATAATTTTCTCTTTTCCTATCATTTGGAGTTATTATAACACGTTCTTCTGCATTTGTCAACCCGTTACTTAAACAAGCCTTCTATGTCCCAGTTGTTAACATACTGGTCAATCTGAGGCTCACTAGTCCACTTTATATTTCTATTATAGGGTTTATATTTGTTATCAGTAAAGTAATCCTCGTAACAAACCAGTTCCCCTGGAACCCTTTTGTATAGGAAAGACATTTTTTCATAATTTCTAACTAATTGTCTAATGAGATTTTTGATATTCATATCTGTGTTAGCATGAAACACAGGATCGTCTGGGTCAACTTCTGCTTCAAAAGGCTCATCGAAAGCGCCAAAAGTTCCTCTATGTAATTGTTTTATTCGATCAGTATAGTTTTCTTCGCGTTGATTCCATGTCAATGGCACATTCGTTTTAAATCCTGTGAGACCAAATGAACCATCCCTACGAACTGCTAACCAACTTAATATCTGAGCTCTAAAATCACGACGATAAAGATAATAAACTTTGTCAGCATGTTCTAACACTGTTCGCAATTGAAATAAGTCTTTGTCTTCCCTAAAATGAGAAGGCATAATTTTGTAACATGCAGGAGCTCCTTGCCGAAGCTCTTCAAATATATTCCAATTACTAAGCATAAGCTTTGCAACGTTTCGATCTTTGTATTGATATTTTTCTTGAAATTTTACTATGTTTAATAGTTTACCAACACCATGTGGCTTTTCGTGAGAAAACAACTCGCCTTTGTAGGGTAAATCATATTCATCAGATTTATCTAAAGTAAAATTAGTGCTACCAGTTCTAAAATTAGTTACGATAGCAACATTACGAGTCATACTTATCTTTTAGCCTTTGTCTTCGCTTTTGTTGTTTACGCTTATTTTTGCGCTTTTCATTTTGACGGTATTCTGCTTTGGGGTCATCTCCCCAGCCGTCACCTTTGCGATAATCTCTAAATCGCTTAGGCATAACTGCATTCCTTCTATCGCATGTCCATTGGGGTGGTGAAAAGATTAGGATAAGCTTCTTCGAGAGTTGCTCTTGTTAATCCTTTAACACGAGTATGAGATAACATATTATTTGCTAATAATTCAGCATCTTCGTTATCAATATCTTCTAAAAGCTTGATGAATAAGCTTTCACGTTTGATTGGTTTCATATCATCATAACCACCACCTTTAATAAAGATCTTTAAGCGTCTTGCTTCTCTATAAAGCATAGTTTTAGCTTCATCTTCAAGTTTGTTTTCTTTCCAAGGTGGAGCAGAGTCTGGTAATAGAAACTCAATAGTTTCATCATAAATTAATCGCAAAACATTTCTAAATGGAACGTTTTCGTTTTTGCGAAGCCATTCTATTTTTTCTGCTTTGGTTTTCTTTTTTGGTAGTTCAGAAAGAACTTCCGACATAGATAATCTAATCATTTTAAAAATCCTGTATATCTGTAATCAAGTTTTTCAACTTTTTCTTAACAAAGAAATTAAAGAGATGTTCACGACCAACTCCTTTGTCTATATTAAATTGCTCAAGAATTTTATCCTTATACTCTTGAGGTACCAAGCTCAGGTCAATCATTTGCTTGTTTCTGTTTAAACGCAGTTTTGTTTCTTCGTCCATTGTTTCTGGGTCAGATAAAAACTGTGTTATTCTTTTCTTAGTCATAGGGCGCTGTCTTTCTCCTACAGCTAAGCAATTATCAGCACTTAATATATTAGGGATGCCATCTCCAACATCGCCTCTTAGAATGTGCTCTTCTAAATATTTATCCGGGTTGTCATGTCGTACCCATTTCTTCATAACTGGATTATATTGATCCACGTTACCATAAGATTGCAACTGAATAAAATCTTTATCTCCAGATAAGATGAGTATTTTTTCTGAACCGGTGTTCATAATAGTGCCATGCTCATGTACAAGTGTAGCAATAATATCATCAGCTTCGCAACGATCAACGCTGATAACTTTGTATGGGAAGAACTCTTCGATTTCTGCTCTGATTCCGTGAATCACTTCAAAGAGTTTGTTCCAATCCATTTCAGAAGCATCACGGCCTTTTTTACGATTTGCTTTGTAATAGGGAAAGTAGTCTCGTCTCCAAACGTCTTTATTATCACAGCAGAGTACGATTTCGCCATATTCTCCTGAGAATTTTTTACGATTAAAACGAATTGAATTTAAGAACATGTGACGAAGTAAATTCTCGTCAAGTTCCACATTGTGATGATTACCAATACTCGCAAAGAGTGAAGCCAACATCACTTGGTTGTAGTCAACTAATATCATAATTTTTCCATTGTTTAATTTAAGAGTATATTATATCATACTTCTTCGTCGTTGTCAACCCCTGGTTCTAATAGTGTCGTTTTAAGACCACCTACTGCATGGCCTTCATCGCTTTCTAAAATTGCTACATTTTTCAGAGCAAATTCTTGAAGCGGATGTTCAGCACCAAGTGTTTGTAGGTGAAGCGCTTTGATTGCTTCAAATATCAGTATCATATTTGGAAAATACTTATTGATATCCGTATCAAAGTCGCAATTGGCTCTAGCCATTTCTGATAGAACATTTTCCCATATAATCTCAGCTAAGTCATTAGCATAAGATTCTTTGTACATCTGAACTCGATCTTTAACTTCTTCAGCCGACATCGGCGGGTCAGATACAAATCTTGGAAATTGTACTACGTTATCTGGCTTTTTTTCGCTAGCCATTTGTAAGGTTCCTTAATATAGTATTCCACATTACTTGGAATGATTGTGTGTTGTTTCTTGCCAAATTAAATCTATCTGAGTAAGTAAACCCATTGAAATAATTTTCATTTTGCTTCATGCTCTCTAACACTTGTCTTGCTACTGAAAAAGCGTAATTAGCATGAGATTGTGGATCTTCATTCCAATCATACATGATCGTTGCATTCTGTGCAGTTTCAGGTAATGCACCATAATTAGGATGGATACAGATTACTTGACTTTTAATTGCTTCAATAAGTGCAATACAGCTGGTTTCTTTCCAAATATTTGGATATAAGAAAATGTGAGCATCGTCTAATGCTGCTAAAACTTCTTCGTTAGATTTGACTCCGTGATAAGTCATATTAGGATGTGCTTCAATGTTTGTAAACAATCCTCTGTATGCTTCGTTACGCTGTTCCCAACCATAAATTTCAAAACCAGAGTAAACATCTAAATGAATATTGTCATATTGCTTACTTAGTGCATCAAATACAGGTACCAATAATTCCAATCCACGATGTGGAGTTGTATGGTAAATGAATCTTATGGTTTCCATATTTTTTTCTTTTGGTTTAAATTGTTTCTCTACAGCATTGTAGATAACACTACACTTGCTATAAGGAATACCAAATCTTAAAATATATTGGTCGCGTTGCCACGCTGATACAAAAACAAAATGGTCAAATTTTTCCCAACCACCTTCTGTTAAAATTTTGTTTTCTGGATCTTCAGCTAAGTCGTGACACCATAAAACATTTAATACGTCATCTTTTAATTCGCGAGGTCTGCTCAAATGAACAGCTACTTTTGATTGTAATTCTTTATCAACTAAATCAACAAAACGTTGTCTCATCATTTCAGTACCACCCATTGCATTAGTGGACTGTTCGGAGTTAATTACTTCTCCTTTATACACGCAACTCATTTTCAACTCTCTCCAATTTTTCATTTACAGACTTCTTTAATGAATCTGCATAATCTCTTAATGTATTAATAGTGGTGTGAACATGTCCAGTCGATGTCGGCCTTAATTGCTTTTCTAAATCGCTAATCACAATATTCACAGCGCAAAGTTTTTCTAAATCATTCATAATGTGCTTCTCCTAAAATCACTTCTAAAGTTTTGTTTGACCCTTTTTTATCCCACCAATCTTTTAAAAATTCGTACGAGTAAATTGCAGAGTCTGCTTGTTTGTTATAATAATATATATTTTTAGAACGGAAGTCGATAACGTTCTGGTTAAACAATGGGAAGGTATACACCGGCCCAAATCCATGCATTACATTATTTTCAAATGAAGGTGGTGCTCCAAGTGGCATCTTGTAATGTATTGCAAGTGCTTGATTGTTTTCCGTTTCAATAAAATAGTAATCAATAATCTTTTTTGCATATTCGCGTTTTAGTGCATATGCTTGTAAACCGTGGTCCCATAATTTACGACGACGAATAGCCATTAATGGATATTCTCTATCTTGATCGTAAGGATACTCAAATACATTACACAAATGCAATGCACCCCATTCAGCTTCGATGCCTTCAATAAATTCAGTAAGAGTAAAGTTCCAGTGGTTTACAGTTTCAAAATCGACATCATCTTCAAAAAAGAGTCCGTAATCTTCTTGTGTATTTTCATACCACCATTTGATTGTTAGCAGATGAGATGATGTAACACCCTTAGTCATTATTTTCAATAACTCAGGGTCACCAATAAACTCTATTGAATCTTTATTGTACCTTTCGTATACATGAACGTTGATGTCATTAACACCAAGTTTCGCAAACTCTTTTTCTGTATACGCTTTACGATCGGGACAATCAATCAGATTGATTATGTTCGGCTTCGGTATGTTCGCTAATTTCTTCAAGTTTATAATCTTCTTTCAATTCATTGTAAATATCAGCCAGAATACTATGGAAGTTTCTTACTGAGCCATTATTATGTATGCGATAAGTATTCACATTCATTTCTTCTTCGAGCACATAAGCAGCGTCAATAGCTGTTTGATAATTAATCATATATTCTTTTATAAGATTGCCATTAAAATATTTACGACTGTCAGTAGAATAGTCATGGCCATCTCTTGTAATTTGAACAATAACAATGTTTTCTACACCAACCTTTTCAATAAGTGGTTCAAGTTCTTCTACAAAGCCGCCATCGGCAACTGCATAATTTATTCCATCTTCTATTTCTTCAGCAACTAGTTTGCCAAAATAATCTAAACCTTTTTGTGGCTTAATAATATCTTCAGATACATGAATCATTGCTTCGCGACGAGAATAATTTTTAAGAGCAAAGTGTTTAATTTCTTTCTGCTCTCTGTCATCGTAGCCTTCCATAAACCAATCTTTTTTTACACCGAAGTGTGCAATTGTTTCTTTGAACAATTGATGTTTAAAACTTAATGATTTGAAACCAAACTGCCTTTTATACAAAGAGGCTGCTTCGTCTTTACCACTGCCTGGTGGTCCGTTAAATATTACTATCATTTTTCTTTCCGTTTGTAAATCCGAATTTTGCTATATAATAAGCATCAACAATATCGGATATTGGATTATATCCCTTTATTATATCAAGTTTGGCGCGAATGTCAACCCCTGTTTCTTCATTAAAGGCTTCTAACATCATATCTTTATTCGCATTACCTTTACCTGTTGCAAACTTCTTAATTTCTGTGGGAGCAGGTACTGTGTACTCTATTCCTTCTTTCCAGAGCTTATATTTAAGGAGTCCTGCGTTTTCTGCGATTTGGAAAACTCTTCCGACTGCGCCAAAGGCATATCCTTCAATAGCAACTCTACTACATCCGGCGGCAGATATCCACTGTAAACTCCACTCGGCCAAATTATTGAAGCGCTCACAGTCTTCGCTCCATTCTGGATAAACTGTACAATAGTAGTTTTCAGCTTCTGTAAACTTTTTCTCATTTCCCACCATGTAATAAAATTTGCAATTTGAATAACTCCACTCTTCGCCTGAATGTACACAAACTGCAGGTGATGTTAAACTATAATCTACTCCTGCAACTACCATTATAAACTCCTCATTGTAAAGGATTATTTATACTAGTCGGCACGGTAAAATATGTGACTTCCTATTGTTCCAACAGCTTGTAATGTTGGAGCCCAATATGGCTCAATCCAATCTGCATGATAGTGAGTAGAGCCTTCAGTTAATCCACGATATTTTCTTTCTTTAA